GGATTGCAAGGCATTGGTTAACTTCAAGAAGAAGGTGCGCAATGCACCATTCGTCTGAGCAACCGTCAGACGGTCATACCTCTCTTGCGGATTAGGCAGGTCTGGTACGGCAGGAGTCTGGAGTTGCTGATAGAAGTTCGTCATACAGCCTTGTTGTATTCTTCTTGCGTCAACAAGCCAACAGCATACTTATTCTGTGGTCTGAAGATGGTTAACTTCTGACCGCGCATCTCAGGCGCAAAGGAGATGTGCGTCCAGCTCGCATATTCGTGGATCATCTGGTCAAACTTGATACCAGCAGCCTCGATAGCTTTACAGACCGCCAAAGGATTGCCAAAGTCTTTACAGGTAAAGTCAATAGCCCAACCGTCCATGTGTGAGCTGATCTTTGATCCACCCACAGCGACATTGACTTCTGGCAGACGCAACCAAGAATTGACATGGATTGACTTACCCAGCAATGCGCGAATCTTCTCCATGCCAGCAGCAGCCACCTTCATGTTCTCTAACTGTTGTGGTGACGGCTGGTTGTTGATACCTAAACGGGTTGCGGTATCAGAATGCGTTGCCTCCTCAAGACTAAAGTGATCACTTAGCTGCATCATCTTCTCCCACAATGGCTTTGGCAATGGCATTTGTTGCCTTGCGTCCTGATATACCACCCAATGTACCTACACCCATAAACGCAATGGCTTTCAAGATTTCCAAGAAGATAGCGTCGATTGGTGCAAGTTCAGCGTCTTGCTTCTCAAATCCAATCAACCACAAAGTGCCAAAGGCAATAACCATCACCATAATGGCAATAGACTTGACGACAAAAGCCCAAACTTGTACTTCAACCTCTTCGACTGTTGGCTTTGGACGGTTAATCCTTGCAAGTACTAACTCTTTTAGTAATTCCATCATTTGCGTTTCTCCATTACCTTCTCAACGGTACGACCACCAAAATACGCCAGCATGATTAGCTGACCCCACTCACCTAGTAGCTTGACATAGGTCTCATTCACATTCACATTGAATGCAGACATCATGGCAAACAGAAAGTATGCGCTCAGAATCGCTATAAGCGTCAATGGGCGAATGTTTTTGGATAGGTAGGAGTCAGACTTCATGTCTGCTTCCCAACGCTTCGTAACGGCTTCTAGTTCAGCCTTTGCGAAGTCTGCCTCTGCTTGCGCCAGTTTTGCACTCGCTTCTGGATCGCTTGCGATAGCTTTAGCCACAGCATCAACGGTATCAGAAACGCCAAACTTACTAGCCAAAGCGGTAATAGCAGCGCCACCCATAGGACCAGCGACAGCAGTTGCCAGCGTGGGTGCGACACCCTTGAGAAGATTGAGTAAGTCATTCATTTGCTTTCCTTGAGTTCCCGTTTAAGTTTTCTCAACTCTTTCATCTCTTGTTTTAACTGAGCCTTCATGTACAAGGTTTCCACATACGCCATTGAGGTAACAGCAACGACTAGACATACTGCTACGCCAATAATCACCCACCAGATAAGTCTCGTAGTCGCCACATCAACCATCCAAAAATTAAAGAAATGAATGCCACAGCAATTGCGCTACTTATCAACTCAATCCTCTTGATCTCTTGCGTCTCCCTCTTCCATCTCGCAAGTCTTGCCTTGCGTATCGTCTCAGACCTTGCCCACTCCTGCTCTTTCTCAATCTTTCCATGCATAATTAAGAATCTGCTATACAAATCCTTTAATTCTGCTGGGGCATAGACCATTGCCTCTCTGGTCTGCTCCATCAACTTCTCCATCTGCAACTCAATCAAAGCACGCTCAATAGCCTTCTTGCTGGTGTTCTGTTCTGGGTTGTAGTTGGTCTTTGATTCCTCTTCAAGTTCCGCGTAATAGTTATTTATTTGTTGTTGCGTGTCGAAAAGCGTACCAAGATTGTCTCCAACACTTTTGATGAGCTGAAGCTCCATCTCTTCGTAGGACTGTTTGGATGCGATTGCTTTTGCTTTCGCTTTCGCCACAGGCTTTGCATCTTCAACTTTATCTGGCTTGGAGACAAAGAGACCAAGAAACCAGTCAAATATTCCTTTGACTGCTTTAAGGTCTGACTGGACTCCCTCAATGGTTTTCTTAGCAGACTCAAGCTGAATACGACCTTGGTGTAAAAAGTCGCACCCCTGCTTGATAGCGCTGAAAGCGCCTTGAGCCAGCATGAGTAAAGAGAAAGGATCAATGCTTTACCTCTTTATAAATCTGGTACATCTTATGACCGATCATCAAGACCGTGTAGATCAGCGTAGCCCACAGCACCAGTTCGCTTACCTGATAACCCGCAACGGTTGCAAGAGATATGGTGACTGGCGGTGCTGCCTTGGCGATTAGCGCAGTAGCACCTTCAGTTGTCTGCTCGTTTGTCATTCCTTACCCCAGTTCTGGTTGGTGACGACTGCAATCAATGCTGGCACATCACTAGCACCAGCGATTGCAGTTACAAGTCTTGTGCATTCAGCTATTACGCCAGCACGATAAGTCACAGTAGCTGCTGGAATATCCACATTGCGTTCTGCCTTGCGGATCACCATCCAATCGGTATGAGCCAATAACTTGTTAGCCGTGTCTTTGACTTGTGCAGTCCATTGCGACTTGAGTCCCTTGGTGACAAGACGCTCAGATGTATTGACCATTGCGCCTTTTCCATTGTTGAAAGCTGGGTCATAGACTTGAACATACATTGGCTTGCCATCCTTGTCAGACTCTTCTCTGTCGTTCAATAACTTAGGATTGTCTGCACTCCAGTAAAAGCGGTCATCGTAGGTTGTGGTTTCGTCTTCCACTTCCACAATGCCTACTGCTTGCTTCTCCTCTAGTGATGTTAGGCGTAGCCAGTTGGCAGGGTATGAAGTTCCATTGATTGTGAATGGAGTATCGAGTGGGATTACTGTGTCGTTGTGTTTAAACATATTACCTCGCTAAAGCGTTCTTAAAAGAGTTTTCTGCAAATGCCATATATATGTATGTACCACCAGAAGCGTTAGATTCTGCCCAAGATGATGTGTTTCTTGGTTTAAATCCATTGCTCAAAATATCAAATGCAGTCAATGTAGTATTTGTTTCTTCTGCGCTAGAAAGATTTGCGTATATCGGACCTGGATTTGTGCTGTTGTATGACATCCTAGTTGTGTCATACATAATCCAATTTGTTGTTGTATCGGTTCTCTTAATCATAAAGAATCGTGGTCTAAACCCGCAATACACAAAAGGACCATCAGTAGACCCGTTACCCGTGTACGAACCAAAGGCACTAAATCCTTTTACTGCGGCAAAGCAGTAGGCAACAAACGTCCCACCATTGCGGTTCACGTTGGATACAGTTCCAAGCGTTACAACAGATGATGATGGTGTTGTGTTATTCCAAACTGTTGATAGCGTTTGAAATGCCAAAGTAGCATCAAGTTCTAGATAGCCTGTGTTACCAGTAGAGATGTGATAACAAAGCCATCCGTTTGCATTACTACGCTCTTTAACTATGACAAAACTAGGTGCTACTCCAAGCCCGTGACCAAAGGTTGCGCCAGCAGAGCCGTTGCCTGTATAAGTCACCACGCTAAAGCCCTGCGTAGCACCCACACTTACAGTCGATGTGATAGAGCCGTTAGTGTTGGATGAGGATGTGCCACCCGCTTTCCATTGCCAGCCGACCAATGCTTTTGCATTTTCGTTTACTTCTGCATAAGGTGATGTGCCAATTACAGTAAAACCATTGCTGTTTAATGCAGATACTGAATTAGAGTTGTTTGCGCTATCTCCGTTTGTCAAGTCTGAAAATAGTCGATAGTAAGTTGTTCCATTAGTTCCACGAACAGAATCAACCAATACATTATCAGTTCCTGCGGTAGACCTGTTTTTAATCCAAACTAAATCAGGTTGAAAACTTATGCCATTGACTGCATTGCTTACCGACAATGTTCCACCATTACCCGTATACAGCGTAGCCGCCATATAAGCCGCACCATTAGTTATCGTGCTAGTGGGTAGGTTATATGTGTTTAGTGCTACATAGCCTGTTGGGGGCGTGTAGGAGAATGGGCGTTGACCAAAGTTGACATACCCAGACATATTGTTTGTGTTACCGCCATTCTGAATCCACATCATTACTGATTGACCAGCAAATGAACTTACAGATATAGCACCTTGGCTTGTGTTGTTCTTGTAAAAAGTAACAGTAGGTGTGCCAGCATCCATATCAACAGCAACGCCAATCACATCGTTGTCAGTCCATGATGCGCCATACGCAGTTTCTGTTGCGCCACTATTTAAAGTGCCAAGACCTTTGTTTCCATTAACAGCGTTGTAGTAACAACCATATACAGCAGTTCTGCTTGCTACTGTTACCAATCCAAACAAAGCAGTTGCGGCAGTTGTATTAGAAGTGTTAACCATCTCCCAATACCACTTGCCACTTGATACTGCTACTGAACCAAAAGTATTTCTACCAGTTGAACCATAGTTCAAGTTTCCATTAGTCAATGCAAATGCTGTTTGACCAGAAACAAAATAATCACCTGCCGCAACAGGATTCAACACCGCATAATTAGCCGCAGTCGCACTCGTCAGCGTAGGCACATCGGTCATGCTGTCGTAGGTAGAACCAGCAGTCACCGATATGTTGTTAGGTGTCCAGTTGTTGCCGTTGCCAGAGTAGTCCTTGCCGATAGTCGTGGCTGTGTTGCTACTGTTATCTGAGAAGTTCAGATAGAAGCCGTTAGTGCCGTATGTGCCTGTGTATTTGGCTGGTTGCCATACGCCTGTTAGTGCGTTGGTTGAACCAAATGAGGATGGGGTTAGGGCTTGTCCGTCAATGAAGTTGATTTCGGTTAGGTAGCCGTCGAAGTAGTTTGACCCAGCTCCATAACGCCCAATGTTTTGGGCTTTTGTTGTATTCAGCCCCGTCATGTTGTAATTC